AGTAGCCCATAACTTATATCAGCTTTCTCAATATCGCTTACTGCTTGACTTGGAAAAATACCTGGTGTATTTACATTTGCCATTTATTGTATTATTTTTGAAATGTTTCCTTTATTATTATATTTAGAAAAACTAAACGTAACTTTATTTTTTAATATTTTTTCAGCTCTTGGTGTATATAAATTTTTATTACATGCCATGATTGCTAATCCTGAACTGATCGCTGCATCAAATTTTGTTCTTTTATTTATATCAAATTTAGCCCAATCATTTAATGTCTGATTAAAATATATATCACCATATTCTCCGTCATGTTTAATCCCAACATAAGAATTTATATAACTTTCTATTGCTGCAGCATGTGCTTGTCTTATATCTTCACTTGAGTTTGGTATACCACCTATTTCTTTTTCAGCCACTGATAACTTATTCCAAACTTTATCAGGTCTATTCATTGAATAACCTCTGTATCCTCTTCGTTTTAAATAATATAATAATCTTGGTTTATTATTTTCTGCAAGTAATGGCATACCATAAAAGTGTAATGCCATAAGTATATCTTCAAAAAACATTTCCGCTGTTTGCGGTCTCGCTATATACTCCAGAAAAAACCTATTTGCTGGTACCGATTCCATACTGAATTTAGTGAGTCCGTGAAGCGATCCCTTTGAACCTTTACCATCTGTAGTTCCGGATATATCATAGCTATCACAGCCAAAAGCGCCAATATGTTCGTTTCCTGGATACTTGCTTCCATTTTTTATTATTACTCTATTTTGTAAATTCTTACCTGGTACCCAACTTACATTAAATCTTCCGTTAGGATTTGGTGTAAATTCTACTTCTGTATCTTTGATCCCATTTTTCCACTGAAAACTTCCTTGAGTGACAAGAGCAGAGTATCTAGCTTCTTCATTAAAATCAATCTGTTCGTAAATCCTAGCAAGATTAAATATGCTATTTTTAGTTTCATCTCTGAAAGCGTGTTCTTCAGTCCTTGGAAATTGTCTATAAAATTCATTTAAACCGTCTTGATCTCCTTTTAAACCTTCAACTTCATTTTCCCAGTGATCGATGACTCCGACATCAATGTATTCCCCATGGTTGTCTTCAGCTGGCTCTTCGGGAGTATTGAATACAGGTATTCCAAAAGAATCAATGAATCCTTCGAAGTTCCATTCCATAGGTATGAACAAACTATATAATCCTGAGCGAGTCTGTCCATTGCGGTTTCTTTTTGTAACATCTGAGTCATTGTATAATTTTTTAAAGTTTTCGCCACCTTTGTCTAATGAGTTACTTGTTGAACCCATCATACATTTACCAATAACTCTACTTCCTAATCTTAGCGTGGTTTTCGTGACACGCCAGTTGTTGAGGATGTTCTCGGGCCTCTCCCATTTTCCTGCTTCATCGTGGACCAAGAGCGAAAGCTTTTCGCCATCATAGGAGTTGTCTCCTGTGTTCTTCCAGTCGATGGTAGTGTCCAATCCCGCGAGTTCCTCGTCCCTTTGCTTCGTGAGTATACTTTTCTTTGTAAACTTACTTGCGGGTACACGATAAGCCAATTCGGTTTTAGGTCTATCCATTCCATCCTGTATTGGTTTAAAAAAGAATGGGTAATTAACGGATATTGGAACGACCTTATCTGTAAACATTTTTTTGGCGTCAGCACCAGATTTTGATAATATCCCAAACCTAGAGTCTGAAGAGATGGTAGCTTGGTTAACAGTCTCTGCTGATGCCATGAATGAAAAGCCACTCCGTCTATTCTTGAGGTAGCACATTCCGTAACATCGAACGTCTGCTTTGCAAGCTTCCCAGAATATAAAGAATAATCTGTTTGCTTCTCTGAAGTCTGGAGCACCCACGTCGATTTTAGTCCACTGCAAGTACATATAGTGAGAGCCAGTAATATAAGTAGGAACATCTTTGTTATAGAACCAATAACCTTCATCGCGTCTGTTAAATTCTGTATCAATATATGCATTCCACTTATTTTTAAATTCATTCGGTAAATCTTTCCAATCGAATATCGTTTTTAACTTTGAAAGTTCTTTTGGATACTCTATTTTACTCCATTTATTATTTCCTTTATCTAAGTTCTTTGGTGCTGGGGGCAATGCTATTTTTAAATTTTGTATACTATATATATTACCAATCTGTCCAGTCTTACTGATAATAACCACGTCGTGGTCTTTATCGTATCCGTATTTCCACTTTTTTGCTTTATTAAGCCTTTTAATCGTATTAATTTTTATAGGCTCTATAACGCGATATAATGATTGCTTGTACATTACTTAGATCTCCTTTCTGCAAAGCCTTTAAATGACTCAGCTCTTTCTTCTATATTCTTACCTTCTAATAATGCTTTCTCAATTTCAATTCTATTTAAGATCTCAAATGCATCGAATATTGCGAGCTTTTTAGTGGCTGCAGCGTTCTTGAGTCGATCGGCTGAAACATCATCATCAGTTTCAACAATCGGTTCTTTAGCAACTTTAATGAGTTCTTTGACTGCTTCATAACCAGCTTGGATTATATTCTTTTTCTGTTCCTTGACGTTCATACTTAATGGTTATAAATTTAGTTAATATTCTGTATAATCTTTCGCCTTCAATAATAAATTCATATTTACCACCAGGCATAAAACCAACTAAATCACCCACTTTTATATCATCAAGTTCTTGATTTAAATATTTTACAATACCACGAAATGGTATTTCTTTTTCTATTACATCATTAGATTCAATTGGTTTCAGAAAGCAATATCCTTCTGGCGCACTCCATTTATTATTTCTTTTATATAAAAATATTTGGTCAGAGTTTACAAAATATTTATCTTCTTCATAATAGCTTCTGCTATTTTTTTCTTTACCTCTGTTATCGTGCCATCTTCTAAAAACATTGTGATGTACAATAACTTCATCTCCAACTTGTATTTCTGTTGATTCTGATTTAGGTATTGATGTCACAATTCCGGTACGACTAACATATCGATGGTCGGCTAATTCTGAATTTAAAATTAGTTCTTGACCATCAATATATTTTTTATTATCGTATCTTTTATTTTTAGGTTTAACTATAAAGTTAAATAAACTCTGCATTAGTATTCTAAATTATATTCAACAGATATAGCCATATTTTTATTAAAATCTTTCCATGGCAAAACCTCTTTTCCTTTTTTAATAAATATAGAAAATTTATCTGTTTCTTCTAATATATTACATATAATATGGCCTCCGTACACTTCTTGACCTACGGAATAATGCATTGCATCATTTTTGTAATCTTTACCTACAGTAATTTTTCTTATAAGTTGCATTTTATTTAATTCTTTTTTATTTCGCCTGTTTGTGTATTAACTTGAATATCGCCATATTTTTCTTTAAGATTATTTTGGTATTTATTTAACTCAACCTCTACTAAATCTATAGCATGCAATAATTTATGTTTTTTAAGTTCAATACCTCCTACTTCATTTAAACTACCGTTTAATTTATTTATGATATTTACTAAGCCTTCTAATTCTTCTTTTGTTAATTTTTTAGCACTAGGTGCTTTTTTCTTATAAGTTTTTGCCATTGTATTTAATTTAATTATTTTTTATTTTTTGGTACTCTTGAATCTATAAACCAATTTTGATAAATAGATCTTTTTTTCATCATATATGCTAAATATTTATCTATTTTTAATTTCCAGTTTTTATCAACATTAGGATTAATTATTCCTGATTTATAACTTGAAAAAGTTTTATTTACATAATTTTTTATATTATGTTGATTTGTGAATAAATAATTATTTATAGTATAAAAAGATCCATATCTTATATCATTCCAAACATCAAATGGTTCTATTTTTTTACCCAGCAAAGAAGCATATAATGCACTTTCACTTATATGAGTAGTATAAACACCTCTTGCTTTTTGCATATAATAATACATATCAACATTTCTAGGTAAAACTGAATCTTCTCCAAAAAGATCTTTAAGCTCACCTATAATTTTATGTGTAGTTATAGGGTGAGGCTTTACGTACAGATTGCCAGCGCATTTTTTATGTATAAATTTCATTCTATTTAAGCAAATATTAGTTTTTACTTTATTAGAACCTGGTAACACCATTAAATAATCTCTTGGTGGATATTTTTCATATTCCATTTCTCTATCCTGATATTTATTAGATGTTCCATCTAATACATTTGAAATTAAATAAGATGACCAGTCTAACACTTTGCTTTCATTGTCATACCAAGCATCAGTCATCATTTCATTTCTTAATTTTGAATTTAAAGGTTGAAATAAAAAAGATGTTGCGTATGATGTATAAGCAAACGTGTTGAAAAAAGGCATTTCTTCTGCCATCACATCGTAGCTATATTCTATGCCATATTCACTCATTTTTCTAATGGCATAGCTTTCTACTTGTTCTAATGCATTTAATGCACTATGTTTTTTTAAATTACCGATTCTTCCTCTAAGAACCTTTTTATTAAACATTTCCATAAAATTAAATTTAAATTGATATATTATATTAATTACATGCTTTACAATAATGCTAACAATTATGTACAGATGCAATTTCATTATCATCGTCTATTCCAACTGATTTTCTAGTTAAAACACCATTTACTAAAATTACAATACCAAATTTATCACTATTACCATCAACACTTCCCGCAAAATCATAATCCATTTCTACGCCTGTTGTGCCGTTAACTATTCTATTGTGATCAGCTCCACTTAATACAGCATTAAAATCACTAGTGCCTTTAGAGGCAATACCAGAACATACAGTTGAATTATTTGCATCATCAAAGTCTTGTATATATGCTCCTAGTTGATTTACTCCGGTTCGCGGATGATCTATGTTTGCCGAAGCAGGATAACTTAATTGACGACCAGGATTACTACTAGAAGGAGTATACCAACTTGTTATTGTTGATCTAAACGTATTAAAAGATGACGAAATCGTAGTAGTAGTATTAAACGTGGTAGTTGTTGTCCTATTAGTTGAAAATGTTGTTGTCGTGTCTATATTCGTACTTTTACTAGTAACAAATATTGTGGTTCTACTTGTGTTAAACGTTGTAGTAAATACAGTATTTGTCGTCCTACTTGTATTAAAAGTTGTTGTAGTCGTTCTGTTTGTACTAAACGTTGTAGTAAATATAGTATTTGTTGTTCTACTTGTATTAAATACTGTTGTAGTTGTTCTATTTGTGCTGAACGTCGTTGTCGTATTTCTATTAGTTGATTTTGACGTTGTAAATGTTGTGGTAGTACTTATAGAAGTATTAAAAGTAGTCGTAGTCGTTCTGTTCGTAGAAAAAGTTGTAGTAGTTGCCCTATTAGTACTTTTACTAGTAACGAAAGTAGTTGTTCTTGACGTATTAAAACTAGTCGTAAATACCGTAGTAGTACTTCTTGAGGTGTTGAACGTAGTTGTAGTCGTTCTATTAGTACTAAACGTAGTTGTAGTAGCTCTATTGGTACTTCTACTCGTAACAAACGTTGTCGTTCTAGACGTATTAAAGCTTGTGGTAAAAGTAGTCGTAGTTGATCTACTCGTGCTAAATGTGGTTGTAGTAGTTCTGCTAGTGTTAAATGATGTTGTTGTTGTACGATTAGTAGTAAACGTCGTTGTTGTTGCTCTATTAGTCGATTTACTAGTAACAAACGTTGTTGTTCTACTTGTGTTAAAACTAGTCGTAAACGTTGTCGTTGTTGTCGCACTTGTTGTAAAAGTGGTAGTTCTGCTGGTTACAAATGTAGTAGTAGTATTAGGCATAATAATTTATTTTAACAGATTGCTATATTACTCCAATTACCGTTGTTCCATACAGCCACAAATATTCCGTGAGCATATTTATTAGCCGAACTATACGAACTTGTATTACCAACCTGGAATATATCATAATCACCACTAATTATGTTATCACCTACAGGTGCGTCAGTCATTACATCTCTATCCTGATCACATTCACACACAAAACTATTAGATGAACTAGAAGAACTTCCTCTACATAAGTTTACCTCTCTAAGCGCGGCTGTGGTACTTGTGCTTCTTGTTGTATTAAAACTAGTTGTTCTACTTGTATTAAATGTTGTAGTTGTAGTCCTGTTAGTACTTTTGCTTGTGCCAAAAGTAGTAGTTCTACTTGTATTATAACTAGTTGTAAAAGTTGTAGTCGTACTTCTTGAAGTGCTAAATGTTGTTGTTGTGGTTTTTGAAGTACCAAACGTAGTAGTCGTAGTCCTATTTGTACTAAAAGTAGTTGTAGTCGCCCTATTTGTTGATCTGCTGGTTACAAATGTAGTTGTTCTAGAAGTATTAAAACTAGTTGTAAACACTGTTGTTGTTGATCTACTTGTATTAAATGTTGTAGTTGTAGTTCTATTGGTTGAGAACGTAGTGGTAGTTGCTCTGTTAGTAGTTCTGCTCGTAACAAATGTAGTTGTTCTTGATGTATTAAAACTTGTGGTAAATACAGTAGTAGTACTTTTAGAAGTATTAAATGTTGTTGTTGTTGTACGATTAGTACTAAAGGTTGTCGTAGTGGCTCTATTTGTAGAAAATGAAGTTGTAAATACAGTATTTGTAGTTAAACTAGTATTAAATGTAGTTGTTGTAGTTCTGTTTGTACTAAAGGTAGTTGTAGTATCTACATTTGTGCTTCGAGATGTGCTAAATATAGTTGTAGCAGAAGTTTCAAATGATGTTGTGAATACTGTATTAGTACTTATAGAAGTATTAAACGTAGTCGTAGTTGATTTACTTGTTGAAGTACTTCTAGAAAAACCAGTACTTGTAGATACTTGAGTACTTGTATTCCAAAAATCTATTCTATTCCAAAGCCATCTCATAAAGCTTAATTTTAAGGTGAAACAGAACCATATTGTAAGTAGTCACTTACATAGTTTATTAATATTTTATTACTAGCAATTACTAAATAAGACATTATTGATACTGCATTTGCTGATGTATTAAAAGCAATACTAGCACCACCTGGAACATAAACTGTATTTTGCATACTAGCAAAACTTAAGGATCCAACTGAAGCAGGGTTTGTTATAAGAATATTTCCTGCTTTACCAATTCTAGTAGCATCTAAATTACTGAAATTAATTGTATTTTGAGCATTTGTTGCTGTAATACTATAATTATTTCCAGACTTATCTAAATCAACAGTATGTGTATTACTAGAATGCGTAATAGGCGAAAATGGTTGTATTATATGATGAAATATTGCCATAAATTATATATTAAATTAATACTGACGGCACCGAAGTGCCGCCGTATTTTAATTGTTATTATGCGTAAGCTACAGTTCCAGCAGTTGAACCTTTAATTGAAGTAATTAAAACTTCTATATCATTAGCAGGTGCTGCGGCAAAAGTAATTTTAATTTTTGCTGTAGATGCACTATTAGCTTTATCTGTTCTAGCTATATCAGCATAAACACTTTCTTTCGTGCTTGAATCAAATAATTGAACAATTACATCTTCAGTTCCTAATGAATGTGTGATTTCAGCGTATAAGTTAGATGCAAAGTTTGAATCAGATACATCAATTGTGGCATGTACAGATTTAGCAGCTAATGAATCAGGGCTAACAGCTTTAGTATTGTTAGTTCCTGTTTGTACTTCAGCAGCTGAAGCTATAGATAATTGAGTATTGTTTGTAGTTATAGATCCACCTAATGAAACAGATGTACCATCAATTGTAATCGCGCTATTAGCTAACTTAGCATTAGTTACTGCAGCATTATCGATTTTTGTAGTAGTTACTGCGGCATTAATTAATTGACCTGTATCAACTGAGTTATCAGCCATTTTAGCATTTGATATAGCGTCATCTGCAATTTTTAAACTTGTAACCGCAGCATTATCAATTTGCGATGTACCTACAGTATTTAATAAGGCTAATGCACCTGTTGCAGTTCCGTTAATTGTAATTGCATCAGCTTCTAAAGTTCCATCAACATCAACGTTCCCAGATATATCTAATGAAGCAGCGATTAACTGATCAACTTGTAGATCTTCATAACTAGATCCAAGTTTTAATTCAAACTTAGGACCAGTCGTACTATATGTAAATGTTGCATCAGATCCAGAACCACCTTCAAGTGTAATACCAGCGCCATTAACAACGGCTGATGTACTGTTTCCACTATCAAGTACTATATTGTGATCATTAAGACTTACCGTGGTTGAATTTACCGTTGTAGTCGTACCTGAAACTTGAAGGTTACCAGTTATTACTATTGTATCACCACTATCAGTACCAATTACTATATTTTCATCTCCAGAACCTCCAGAAGATTCTAATGCAGCTAATCTAGTTAATAAGTTTGCATTAGATACATCGTCGTTATCATTAGCTGTCATATCATTAACAACTAAATCAATAGTTCCATCACCGTCTTGATAAGTAGCCGCGATTCTTGTTTCTGTGTTACTAGTAAACATCGCACCAACTATATCTTGTACTTGCTCAGTACTTAATTGTGTGTTTGTGTCTGTTGCTGTAATAGTTAATGTATCACCTGACATTGCAGTTGTAACATTAGTACCACCAGCAATTGTAAGTGTATCACCAGGTGTTATACCAGTTGATCCAGT